ACCCGGAGTGTAAGCCCAACTGACGAACTTCCTAACGACTCGTCAGGGCCAAACATGCACGTTGCGGGAACGGACATAAAAAGCGAATACGGCTACATGAAAAATTATGAGGAGGAAAAAGATGAGTAAAGCAGTTATTGTCGCGTCGGGCGGTATGGATTCAGCGACTCTGGCATGGCATTACGCTAGTAAAGGGTTTGAGGTTTCCTTAGTGGGGTTTGATTACGGGCAGCGTCATAGTAAAGAACTTGAAGCCTTAGAAAGCATTGCAAGTAAACTGGGCGGCACTTCAAGAGTGATTACTTTGGATCTCAGTAAACATTTACATGGCTCTTCTTTAACGAGTGAATCGGTAGAAGTACCAGACGGCCACTACGCTATGGAAACAATGAAAGCAACTGTTGTCCCTAACCGAAACGCGATCATGCTGGCTATCGCAGCCGGGGTAGCCGTTGCGGATAAAGCCGAAGTGGTAGCGACAGGGGTTCACGCAGGGGATCATTTCATTTACCCTGATTGCCGACCCGAGTTTTTTGTTCCGTTTGCTGAAGCAATAAAAAACGCTAACGAAGGCTTCACTGTTGACGGGTTCAGACTTGAAGCCCCGTTCATTACATGGTCGAAAGCCGACATAGCAAAACATGGCTCAGAAATTGGGGTGGACTACGCAATAACGTGGTCGTGCTATAAAGGATTGGAGATCCACTGTGGTCGTTGCGGCACTTGCGTTGAAAGAATTGAGGCGTTCATTTTGGCTGGAGTACAAGACCCGACACAATACGCTGATAGGGACTTCGCCCTGCAACAGATTGGGAATTAGATATGTATGAAATTAGTAAAGAGTTCCACCTGTCGGCCTCTCATCAGTTGTTTGGCTTAGCAGAGGGCCACCCTTGCGGACGTATTCACGGTCACAACTATATTATTCGCGTTGCTTTACGGGCACAAAAAATTAACGACCACGGCTTTTTAGTTGATTACAATGACTTAAAACCTTTCGGTAAATGGCTAGATGAAACAATGGATCATCAGCACTTAAATGAAGTGTTCGAGTTTCAACCGTCCGCTGAAAACATGGCGCGTCACTTAACTCAAGAGTTGGCCGAAAGACTTGACTTGCCAGAGGGTTGCACAGTGAGCGTGTCCATATCTGAGACACCGAAAACGTGGGCGACATGGAGCCAATAATGCCGGGGCAAAGCATGAGTGGTCTAACACAAGCCTTAGAAATACAAAATCTTAAATCAACTCTAGAGGTCAACGAAATCTTTGGCCCAACTATCCAAGGGGAAGGGCCAAGTGTGGGTAGACGCTGCGCGTTCCTACGCTTAAGTGGCTGTAATTTAACATGCTCTTGGTGCGACACTCCTTACACTTGGGACTGGAAGGGACTCAACGGGCAGGTGTGGGATAAGAACAAAGAAACCCACGCCATGACAACGTATGAAGTTATTGACAAACTAACGGGCTTCGACGTTGACCTTATTATTATTAGTGGCGGGGAGCCAATGATGCAGCAGAACGGCCTTGCTTTTCTGGTGAATCGCTTAATGGCTGGGGGCAAAGAAATAGAGATCGAAACTAACGGAACCATATCTCCGAAAATACAACCGACACGGTTCAACGTGTCACCTAAACTTGCTAACTCAGGGAACAGGGAGGGGAAGCGGAGGAAGATAAACGTTCTTTCCCAGTATGTCGGCGCATCCATTTTCAAGTTCGTATGCCAACAGGGGAGCGACCTTGACGAGGTTGAGCAGGTAATTGCAGAAGCGGGAATCCCTCGCAAAGATGTTTGGATCATGCCAGAGGGAAGGGACGCAGAAACTCTTATGAGCAACGCCGAAAAAATAACTGACAAAGCGATAGACCTCGGCTTCAATATCACTCCGCGCCTTCATGTTATGACATGGGGAGCAAGGAGAGCAGTATGAAAATGACTTGGGAAGATATTGAAACTGAGGCAAACAATCTTGCTGGCAGGTGGAAAGATGTAAAACTCATGGGAGTTTGGGGTGTCCCCAACGGGGGTGTCCCGGTGGCGTTGATCGTTTCGCGTCTTCTTAATATCCCAATGCTTGAAAGTCCGACTTATGGCGGCTTAATTGTGGATGACTTAGTTGACACAGGAAAGACCCTAAGTAGTTTCAGCGGCCTTAACGATTCTGTTGATGCGCTTTACCGGAAGCCATATTCGCCAACCGATATAGCCCCGGACGCTACCGAAGTATCCGAGTGGGTTGTTTTCCCTTGGGAAAAGGACGAAGGCGATCCGAGGGACTTAGTTGTAAGGCTCCTGCAATATGTTGGGGAAGATCCGACCCGTGAAGGATTATTGGACACTCCTAAGCGGGTATTAAAAGCGTTTAAGGAAATGACTGAGGGATACGAGAAAGACCCTGAAGTTATTTTGTCTACCGTTTTTAGTGAGGACTATGACCAAATGGTGTGCCTGCATAACATAGAGTTCGTGTCAATGTGTGAGCATCATTTACAGCCCTTTAGAGGGGTCGCTGCCGTTGGGTATATTCCCAATGGTCAAGTTGTGGGGCTATCAAAACTAGCGCGTCTAGTGGACGCTTACGCGCGTCGCTTGCAGGTGCAGGAGCGCATGACAGAACAGATAGCGTCAGCGATTCAAACGTACCTGAACCCGCTTGGTGTGGCTGTATATATAGAAGCACATCACTCATGTATGGGAAACAGGGGAGTTCGGAAACATGACGGAAGAATGGTTACACAGAAACTTATCGGAGCCATGAAAGATGACCCTAATGCTCGCTCAGAGTTTATGAACTTAGTTCAAAGATAGGATAAGGACATGTCAGATTCACCCAACAAAAAAGATCAGAGAGTCAAAAATGTTGTTGCCGCTTTATCGGCAGGGCACTACATGGAGCGCGCCGCGAAACTCTCCAATGTAAACCCCTCAACAGTCTATGTTTGGAAGTCCAAGGGCGAGCAGGAAAGACAAAGAATAGAACGGGGGGAGGAGCCAACCGAGGCGGGACAAAACTATCTAGGCATTCTTGAGGTTATTGAAAAAGCGCAGGAGCAGGCTTCACACCGGGCTATGGTTGCTATTCAACAAGCGGCTCAGGATGGGTCGTGGCAGGCAGGGGCTTGGTATCTGGAACGCACCGACCATAAACATTACGGCCGTAAAACAACAATCGTTGGTAATGATGACGGGCCAATACAGGTTCAGAATGTCACAGCCGAAGAAGTGGACGCAAAACTTATGCTACTAATAGATGCAGCGGAAGCGAGCGAACGTGAACGCACTAGAAAGACTGAGCCTTCTTCCTGATGCCGTTCGTCTTGGCGTTATAGGAAAATTAACAGTTGAGGAACGCAGTAATGTTTTTGGCCGTATAGATACTTCCCCGTGGTCTAAGTTCCGTTATGATCCTGTCGGTTTTGTGACGGAAGGAATATATGAACACGCATGGTCAAAGCAAGTTGAAATCCTTGAATCGTTAAGGGATAACAAACGCACCGCTGTACCGGCTTGCCACGCACCGGGTAAATCCCATATTGCTGCTCGCGCTATCGCATGGTGGGTTGCTGCTCACCCTCCAGATACGGTGCGTGTTGTAACAACGGCTAACACTTTCCGGCAAGTACGGAACATTCTGTGGCCTCACATTCGGCGGGTTGTCGCCGCCAATAATCTGCCCGGTGAAGTCCTCACTACGGAATGGAAAATCGGGAAAGACATTGTTGCTGACGGGTTCTCACCTGCTGACCACAATGAAACTGCTGTGCAAGGTATTCACGCAGAAAACCTTCTTATAGTTGTGGATGAAGCCGGTGGTATTTCTAACACGATTGGGCAGGCACTTGAGTCGTTGATGACTGGTGGCAACACGAGGCTTCTCATTCTTGGAAACCCACCAACGAATAGCCCCGGATCGTGGTTTGAACGTTCCTGCAATAGCCCGCTTTTTAACGTGATCCCGATTAGCGCTTTTGACACACCTAACTTTACGGGTGAAAAAGTTGGGGAGTGGGCGCGTAACCTCGTAGACAAAACATGGGTGGATGATGTTGTTACGTCGTTTGGGGAGGACTCTGCTTTTGTGCAAGCGAGAGTGTATGCA